ACGCCTTCATGCGGGAGATCCGGAACGGGGTCCTGCGCGGCGAGTCCATCGACGACATGGCGCGGCGGGTCCGCGGCAAGCCGACTGGGAAGCGGTTCAGCTGGTACACGAAGAAGGGGGAGCATCGCTGGAACGTGGAGTTCGAGGGTGGCCTGCTGCAGACGAACACCAGGAACGCGAAGGCGCTCGTCAGGACCTCGGTGCAGGCGGTTGCCGGTCAGGCGCGGCGGGAGACCTACCTTGCGAACCGGGACGTGGTGAAGGGGATCGAGCAGGTCTCGACCCTGGACACGCGCACGACCCCGATCTGCATGGCGTATGACGGCGAGCAGTGGTACTTCGAGGACCAGGACAACGAGGAGTCCCTCACCCAGGCGGCGAGGGAGGCCCACAGCCCCGGTCTCACCACCACCTACGGAGCGGGCCCGCAGAAGGGGAAGGCGCAGGAGAAGAAGCGGGAATTCAGGCCCCTCTCCAAACGTGACGCACTGGAGGCGAACGACGCCTGGGCTTCAGAACTGACAGAGGAGCAGTTGATCCCGATCGACGACTACGTAGGGGGGACCTTCAAGGACATCAACACCTTCCTCAGGACCGACGAGAAGAAAACCAGCGGCCACACGAAGGAATCGCTCCGGGAGTGGCGGGACAAGCTCGACCAGCTCATCGCAGAAACCCCGGGGATGCCAGAGGACGCGAGCGTCTTCAGAGCCGGGAGCCCGAAAATGCTGGGGGCGAAGTCAGCGAAAGACATCGCAGGATTCCGCAAAATGATCGGGAAGAAGGTCTCGGATAAGGCATACGTCTCAACGAGCATTTTCAAGGAAGTAGCTTCGGGCGACCCCGACCACGCAGTGTGTTACCGCATCCAGGTTCCGAAGGGTACGAAAGGTATCTTCATGCCGTCGGTCGGGCCGCGGCAGAAGGAAATCATGGGGTACACCTCATTCGAGATGGCGCTTGAGGGCGAGTTCCTCCTGGGCCGGAATGGTCAATTCATTGTCTCCGCAGTGGAGGAGACCAACAGGGGCACGGTGGTCGTTCTCGACTACATCGGAGGTGGGTCATGACCAAAAAGCGGGAGGTCAGCGAACGGTTCTTCTGGCGCGATGGTGACGTGGTGATCTCAGAACCCGATGAGGAGGAAGAGGAGCAGGAAGAGGAGGAGGCGAAGGGATGAAGCCCGCCGGTCCCCAGGGTCTGCCGTACAACGGTGGGGTGCCGCGGCACTGGAACTGCCGAAGTGCTGAGATCCCAATCACTTACACCTGGGAGGAGCTGGGGATCACCGGCATCGGCGAGACCCGACGGGTGGTCGAGGGTGGGGAGCGGGCGTCGATGTTCGGCCCGACGAAGCACCGGAGCTTCGACTCCTGGCTGGGGTCGCTGGAGCCGGAGGAGCAGGACTCGGTGCTGGGCTCGAAGCGGCTCGGCGAGGCGTTCCGCTCCGGGCAGCTGACCTCGGTCAAGCAGATGGTGGACGCCGCGACCGGGCGCCCGCTCCTGATGCGCGAGATGGAAGAGTTCGGTCTCATCCCGCCGCGCTACCCGGCCCGGGTCATCGGCGCCGGGGGCGCCGGAGCCGCAATCGGCGGCGGCAGCGGGTACGTCTCGCCCGAGAAGTGGATCGAGGACATCCGGCAGCAGATCCTCGCTGAGTACAAGGACCCGAGGTCGGACTACCGGCAGATCGACCGTGCGATCGACAAACTGGAGTACGAGAAGATCGACTTGCAGGAGGAACTCAAAAACAACGATCTCGGGCTGGTCCCCCTGACCTCTGCCGAGGTCGCGGCGAAGAGGGCCCGGATCAAAGCGGTCGAGAACGAGCAGCTGCAGCTCAGGGTCAAGGAGAAGAGCTATTTCGCGAGGAAGTACATCGCTCCGCTGACCAGCGGGAGAGCGAACATCAACGTTATCCGTGGGGAGCAGGCGCGGGACCTTCAGATCGCCGACCTGAAGCGGGAGCAGGCGATCATCCGGCGTGACCTGGACGCCATAAACGCGCAGATCGCCGACCTGAAGCAGAAGGGAAAGCCGGTCACGCAGGACCTCGTCAATGAGAGGATCCGGCTTTCGAGGGCGATCTCAGATCGCAACCTTGAAATCAACCGAGCGATGACGCCGCTGAAACCGAGGGCGGAGCGAGCGATCGACCACGCGGTAGACCTCCTCTCGGACATGCTTGGCGACAACTCGACGCTCGTCAACGACTGGCGCGGGGCCCAGGACAGCACCTACTGGGAGGGGTTGCTGTCATCGGAGCGCTTCGACGTTCCGGAGCTGAAGAACCTGCATCAGGCTGGTCCGAAGGAGGTGGTGTTCGCTTTCGGGAAGGACACGGCGTACCGCGGCGGCGGGTCTCGGGGGTTCGTCACGCTGAAGGAACTGAACGAGGACAGCTTTCACAGCATCATTCACGAGCTGGGGCATCACCTCGAACTGACCGACGAGACCACGATGCGCCGGGTCATGGACTACATCCGCGTCAGAACCGGGCCGGAGTTCGGGAACCCAACCATCGACGCAGGGAGGTGGAAGTGGCAGTACGGTGAAGAGCAAACCGGGGGGCCATTCGTCCGCCCCTACTGCGGAGCCGGTTACGGTTGGAACATGAGGAAACCGGAGGCGACAGAGTGGCTCTCGGTTGCCCTGGAGGACTTGGCAGCAAGGACCGTGCCACTCGCCCAGGTGGACCCGATGAGCTTCGAGTTCATGCTGCGCTACTTGACGAACGACTGGGCGACGTGGCAGTATAGCGGGGTCTTCGGAGGTTGAGCATGGCGGACGGGCACGTCACCTTCACGGTCAAGGGGCTGGGCGAGTTCGTCCTGCGGGGCGGGAAGATCACCGAGGCTCCGAGCGAGGACCTCCGCGAGTCCATGCAGTTCAACGTGGAGACGACCTCACCGCTTCGCGATGAGTGGTTCGACCCCGACACGGATTTTCAGCTGGCGAAGCGGCTCCAGAAGCTATACGGCGCCAGCATGACCGTCACCGAGCCTATTCCCCCGGTCCACGATTCGCCGAACCTCTGGTGACGCCCGCGGTGTCTCGCCACTCGATGAAGCCTCCGGCAGCTCGGATGGCGTCGAGGCCCGCCTCTCCGACCGCGATGTAGCCCGCCTTCAGGTAGCGCGTGACCTGCGGGATGGCGCCGGGGACGTCCACTGGGCGGACGGCTCGCAGCACGGCGCCGGACCGATCGAAGCCAGCGTGACCGGCGGGCACCGTGCCGGGCAGATCGTAGATCTCCGGGGCGGTGGTGAAGATCAGTGGAGAAATCATCTCAACTCCCTGATGTGAATATCGGGGCCCAAAGGGGTTATGTCAAGCCCTCAGGTCCATCGGGCGGGTGTCGAGGGCGTCGAGCAGCTGGGGGACGTCCTCGGCGGGGAGGTTGTAGACCTCGTAGATCTCGCCGTTCGCGCCCACCGAGACCACCGGATCGGGTGGGTCTGAGAGGGCCGCGGTCAGGAGTGCCTGCTCCAGGCTGTCGAACCAGATCCGGTCCAGCTGCCAGTCGAGGTCCCCGTGGAGGACGCGGTGGTATGTCATAGGGGGATGATACCAAAGGCTTGCAAAACCAGGAGCCGGGTGCTATCTCTTAATCAGGAAACGACATCTGGCGCATGGGCGCCTCCCAGGAGGGAAATGATGGGAAAACTTGAGAAGGAGGTCGGGAGCCTGGATGGCATCGACCCACGGTTCCACGGTCTCTACGTCGAGAGCGGGGGCAAGTTCAAGCTGGACGACACGGTGTTCGAGGGGTTCGTCCCTGAGACCGAGGTCCAGGGGCTCGCGAAGAACAAGGACGAGATCCTGAGCGAGCTGCGGATGGTCCGCGGCAAGCTGAAGGAGATCGAGCCCGAGTTCAGGCGGCTCCAGACCGACGAGGAGAAGCGGCAGGAAGAGAAGGCGCGGGCCGAGGGCGACTACAAGGCGCTCATCTCGCAGACCGAGGAGAAGTACAACAAGATCCTCGCCGAGCGCGAAGCCGAGCTGAAGGCGATCACGAACAATCTGGTGAACGAGAAGGTGACGAAGACGGCGACTGCAGCGCTCGCGAAGGCGAAGGGCTCAGTGACCGTCCTGCTGCCTCACGTCGAACGCGCATGCCGGTGCGTGAAAGACGAGAGCGGCGACTGGCGAGTCGAAGTCCTCGGGAAGGACGGGAAACCCAGGCTCAGCCCAGGCAAAGGGAACTCCCTCATGACCATCGACGAACTCGTCCAAGAGATGAAGGACTCGGACGAGTATGCCATGTGTTTCGAGGGAGATGGAGCGACCGGGGGAGGGTCTCCAGGGTCGCATGGCAGCGGTGGCAACCCCATCGTCCTCAAAGGCGACGACCGGCGCGACCCCGACAAGTACAAGGCCGCGAAGAAGGCGGCTGCGGAGCGGGGAGTGCCTCTCATCATGCAGGAGTAAAACACCATGACACAGGTTCTCTCATCTTACGATCCCCTGTTCTACGCGCAGGAGGGTCTGATCGCGCTCGAAAAGGCGCTCGGGCTCGCCAGCCGCGTCCACCGTGGCTACGACAAGACCCCCAGGACCAAGGGCTCGGTGATCGACATCCGGGTCCCCTCGACCTTCACGGCTGCGAACGCCCCGGCGACCGCCGCGGACATCACCGCCTCCAACATCCAGATCAACCTGGACCAGTGGAAGGAAGTGAAGTTCAAGCTCACCGACAAGGAGCTGGCGGCGACCCAGGACGACATCATCAACGAACACATCCGGCCCGCCGCATACGCGCTGGCGGACAACATCGACCAAGCGATCGCGGCTCAGTATTACCTGATCCCGTGGCAGGTCACTGCCACCGCCCCGGTCGCGGTCGCCGACATCGTGGGCTGTCGGAAGGTCCTCTTCGACAACGGCGTCCCGATGAACGACAACCAGCTCTACTTCATGGTCAGCGGCACCGTCGAGTCCGAGCTGCTGCAGCAGTCAGCGTTCGCCCAGTGGTCGGGCGCCGGTGCGACCGGCGAGGCGACCCAGCGGACCGCCGTCTTCGGTAGCCGCTACGGCTTCGAGTTCTTCGCGAACCAGAACGCCCCGACCCACACCGCCGGGACGTTGACCGCGGGCACCGCGCTGCAGCTGAACGCCGGGATCGCGGCGGGCGTGACCACCTGCGTCTTCAAGGACTCCGGCGGCTCCCTGAGCGGCACCGTGAAGGCTGGTGACACCTTCGTCATGGCTGGCAACAGTCAGAGCTACACGATCACGGCGGACGCGACCGCTGCCGCGAACCTCATCACCGTGACGTTCTCCCCCGCCTCCGTGGCGACCTACTCGACCAGCGCGGCTGTGACCAAGACGCAAGCCAGTGGTCAGCAGTCGATCGCGTTCCACCGTACTTGGCTCGCGCTCGCGATGGCTCCGCTGCCGGAGACCGGCAACCAGTTGGGCGCCAGGATCGCCTCGATTTCCGACCCGAAGACCGGGCTCGCGCTGCGGTCCCGGATGTACTACGTCGGCAACAGCTCCGAGGTCCATGTCGCCCTCGACGTCCTCTACGGCATCAAGACCCTGGACGGCAACCGCGCCGTCAGGCTGGAGGACTAGCCCGTAAGTGATTGTGGCGGGGGACTTTGCGGTCCCCCGCCACCTCTTCAGAGCGAAGGGAGCTGACATGGGTAGCTTGCCGACAGTGGTCGTGAAGAACAAGCAGGGGCACCTGCTCGTCATCAACGTGAGCGACTTCGACCCCAAGATCCACGAGCCCGCCGGGGACGAGGCGCCGGAGGCGGCAGCGCCGCCGCCCGATCAGCCCGCCCCTGACGTCAGAGAGGCGTTCGAGGTGAAGGTGGCGGCAGCGACGAGCCTGAAGGCGCTTCGGTCGATCGCTGACGAGATCGGGGTCCAGCTGCCAGCCGATGCGAAGACCCTGGTGGCGGCTCGCGCCTACCTCCTGACAAACGCGCCGTAGGGGGTGCTGAATGGCTCTCGTGGCTGAGGACGGCACCGGGAAGTCAGACGCGAACTCCTACATCTCGCTCGCCGACGCCGAGACCTACTTCACGAACCGCGGCGTCCCGGCGAGCTGGACTGCCGCCACCAACGCGGAGAAGGAGGCGGCGCTCGTCAGCGCCACCCAGTACCTCGACGCGAACTACGAGTGGGCGACCGGGGATATCGGGTCGGACACCCAGGCGCTCGGGTGGCCCAGGAGCGGCGCCTACGACCGCTTCGGGCGGTCGATCGAGTCCACGGTGGTCCCGCCCCGCGTCGAGGACGCCTGCTGCGAGGCGGCAGTCCGGGCGCTTGACGGCGACCTGCTCGGCGACCAGACTCAGAAGGTGGTCGAGGAAGAGGTCACGGGCGCCGTCAGGGTGCGCTACAGCGAGGCGGCGCCCCAGGGCACGACCTACCCGCTGATCGACGCCCTCCTGCTCGGGCTCGCGATGTCCACCCTCTATCAGGTGGAGGTCGTCCGGTCATGACGACCTTCGACTACGGGAAGATGGCGACCCTGGCGGACACCCTGCTGGGGAAGTTCGGGCAGACCATGACGCTCTTGAGGACCAGCGACGGCAGCGAGTACGACCCCCACGAGGGCGGGTCCTACGTCACGACCACCTCTTCGGCGGTGGTCGGCGTCATCCTGCCGACTGCTGACGCGAAGGTGCGCGGTTCTGAGGGCGCCGTCGGGGACTTCGATAACTCCTCGATCGGTGGTCTCGCCGCCTCGAAGCGGCGGTTCGCGATCCTGAAGGCGAAGGACTCGACCATGCCGCAGGTCGCGGACATGATCGTCGATGCAGTGGGCGACTCCTACCGCGTCACCGGCGTCACCCAGGTCTCCCCGGCGGGGACCGACATCATCTGGCGAGTGGGGCTGGAGGGGGCTTGATGGGCGATTTCCTCGCTGTCATCAAGAACTTCAACGCCACGGTGGAGAATCACAACTCCAAGGTGTTCAGGAAGATCTGCTTCGACCTCTACGCGGAGATCGTGAAGCGAACTCCTGTAGATACGGGACTTGCGAGAGGCAACTGGCGGATCGGCATCGGCACGATCCCGCAGGGGACGGTGGAGCGGACGAACAAGTCCGGCAGCAAAACCGCCGAGGAGATCAACAAGGTCCCGACCAAGGTCAAGGAATCGACCGTGGTCTACATCGTGAACAACCTCGTCTACATCTGGCCGCTGGAACGGGGATGGTCGAAGCAGGCGCCGAACGGGATCGTCTCCGGCGCCTTCCAGTCGATCATCTCGGCGATGCAGGGGCGGTGACATGGCTCAGGTCTACGATCAGGTCCAGCAGGCGCTCGAAACGCATCTACTGGCTTTCACGCAGCTCCCCGCTGACCCGACCACCGGGAGAGCTGCGGTATCCTTCGAGAATGACCGATTCACGCCGACCGAGGGCGAGGACTGGTGGAGGGTCACCTTCAACCCTACCGGACCGCCAGAACGAGGCTCCTACGGTGAGAACGGGTACACGAGGGTCGATGGCGAGCTGTACGTTGAACTGTACGGCGCAGCCGGAGAGGGCACTGGGCGGATCAGGCGCCTTGCAGACGACCTGATGGCTCATTTCAAGTCGGGAACGCGGATCACGTCTGACGACGGAGTAACCGTGTCCATCTGGCGGGTGTGGCGCTCGCCTGGGCTGTCCGAACCGCGGTGGTATCACCAGACCGTCACGATCTGGTGGACGGTTCACCGCCCCGAGCTGTAAACGACAGGAGGAATTCAACATGGCAATCGGACGTGGCGAGCTGCAGACGATCAGCTACATCCAGGAATCAGTCTACGGCACCACTCCCGGGACGCCTACGATGCTCGAACTCTGGCACAACACGGAGTCTCTGCGCCCAGTGCGGAACCCCTTCGAGAGTGCCCGGTCCCTCGGTGATCGCCAGATCGGCGATGTCCGAATGGGCCGGAAGTCGGGCTCTGGCGACATCGTGAGTGAGCTGTGCTACTCAAACTTCGACAACTGGCTCATGGCTCTCATCGGACACCCGATCGCGACCGGGTGGCCCACCCCGTTCGCTCAGATCTCGAAAGCCACCATCTCGGCGACCGAGGACCCGACCAGCGACGGCGGCACTGTCGCCGACTCCGCCGCCGGGTTCGGCACCATCTCCGCCGGGGACTACATCACCATGAGCGGATGGACCACGACCGCCGTCGCGAACAACGCCACTTGGTACGTCGTGACGGCGAGCGCGTCGTCTCTGACGGTCCAGCCGACCTACACCGGGCAGACCCCGCTCGCCTCGAAGACCGCCGGTGACACCGTGGTCATCAACGAGGTGGTGCGGATCGCAAACGGCACCTCCGAGCAGAGCTTCACCGTGGAGCTTCGCTACAACGACCTCACCCGGTTCCACATCTACCGTGGTCTCGTGGTTGACACCGGCGCCTTCACCGTGCCGCCGAACGGCATCTCCACCGTCACCTGGGGTCTCCTCGCGAAGAACTACACGGAGACGGCGACCACCCTCGACGCAACCCCGACCGCTGCGACCCAGTACAGTCCCTTCGACGGGCTCTCTGGCACCTACCTGGAGGGCGGCGCCGCGGTGGACGTCATGACCGCGCTGAGCTTCAACGTCGCGAACAACTACATGATGACCGAGGCGCTCGGCAGTGACGAGGCTGGCGAGGCGATCGCCCGGAAGTTCCGGTGCGACGGCTCCGTGACCTATTACAAGGAGGACGACACCATCTCCGCAAAGTTCTACGGGGAAACGGAGTCGATGATCCAGTTCACTCTCAGCGACCCGGACTCGAACCAGTACCGGATCACCTTCCCGCGGGTGAAGTACACCAGCTGCGAGGAGGGCAAGGGTGACGACGGTCCGATCATGACCAAGATGAACTGGATGTCGATCAGGTACTCACCGAACTCGGCTCTCAACAAGACGATCTACATCGACAAGCTCTAAACCAGTGAGAAAGAAGGAGTTACACATGGCAGAGAAGGCTCAGGAGAGCGCAGAGCGCAGCGCCGGAGTGGACCTGGGGTCCCTCGACGTCTCCTCCGCAGCCGAAGATGGCGCGTGGCTCACACCGAACCATCCGGCGACGGGCGAACAGCTCGACTGCAAGGTGCTGGTCTACGGGGAGGACTCCCGCCAGTACGCCCGGGCGATGAACCGCATCGCCGACATGCGAGCTGACCGGCAACGCACTCGGCGGAGGACCGACGCGAACTACGACGACATCCAAGCTGCCGAGCTGATAATGGCTGTGTACCTCACGGCGAAGTGGGAAGGGCTTCAGGACGAAGGCAAGGTGCTGAAGTGCGACACGCCCGACAAGGCGAAGAACCGCGCCGTGAAAGAGACCGTCTACGCGAAGCACCGTTGGCTCGCTGAGCAGGTGGTCGCGTTTGCGAGGGATCGGGCAAATTTTATCAAGAGCTGACCAGACGGGTCTGCTCAGCACTCAAAGCCTTCCTTCACCTGGAGTCTGAAGCCCCGGGAGGGGGGAAGATCCGTGACCACCTCGAAAAAGCGGCTGCGGCTGGGAACGCCTCGGCGCAAGCTGAGCTTGCAGCGGAGATCGTTCCAGCCGCGGCTGAGCATTTGTGGGCTTGGTTCTTCGATCTTCGCACCTCCACTCCAGAAGGCTTCTCCAGGTCTCCCATCTCCTACCAGGAGATCGACGCCTGGATCCGCTGTGCCAACGTCGCGCCCCGAGCGTGGGAGGTCCGAGCCCTCCGTGCGATGGATCTCGTCCTCCACCAGTACCACCAGTCGCGGCGGGATGAGGCGAAAGAGGGGAGCTGACCGTGCTTGACCTCGCAGGGATGATCGTCAAGCTGACGCCGCAGGGGATCAGGGAGACCGCTGACCAGCTGAAGCAGTTCACCAGGGAGGCTGGGAAAGCCGAGGACGCGAACTCGGAGCTGGCGAAGTCGAACGGCGCCGCAGCCAACGCCATGTACGAGTTCGGCGCGAAGGTGGACATGGTGAGCGGCGGGCCCCTGACGCTCCTCAAGGGGGCGATGCTCGCGCTTCCGATCGCCTACGTCGGCAAGCAGATTTTCGACCTCGGGGTCGGGATCATCGAGACCGGCGCGAAGTTCGAGGTCCTGCAGAAGCAGCTGCAGGCGACGATGGGGTCCGAGAGCGCCGCCGCTGACGCGATGAAGTGGATCGAGGACTTCGCGACCAGCACCCCGCTGCAGGTCGAGCAGGTCACTGAGTCCTTCAACATGCTCAAGGCGATCGGCATCGACCCGATGAACGGGTCCCTGCAGGCGATGGTGGACGCGACCAGCTTCACCGCGCAGGGATACGAGGGACTGATTAGCGTCACGCGGCAGATGGGGCAGGCGTGGGCGAAGGAGCGGCTCTCCGGCGAGGAGGTCCTGCGGCTCCGTGAGCGCATGATCCCGGTCTACGACCTCCTGGCAGACAAGATGGGGAAGACCACAACGCAGATCGCGGAGATGGCGGAGAAGGGTCTGCTGGGCCGGAAAGAGATCAAGCTCCTCATGGAGGCGATGGGCGAGAAGTACGCGGGCGCCGCGGCTCTCCAGATGGACACGCTCACCGGCGCGATCTCGAACCTGCAGGACGCCTGGACCTTCGCTCAGCGTGAGATCGCGAACGCCGGGGCGATGGATGCGGTCAGGGAGGGGATCGAGGCGCTCATCAAGAGCATCGAGGACCTCACGGCGTCCGGGGACTTCGAGAGGATCGGGGAGTCCTTCGGCGAGATCCTCGAAGCCGCCGCCGACGCCCTCCCGAGCGTCGTTGAGTCCTTCGAGAAGCTGCTCAAGATCCTGCCGACGGTCCTGAAGCACGTTGACGAGATCGCGAAGGCTCTTGCGATCATGTGGGCCGCGGACAAGGCGCAGGTCCTTCTCGGGGTGCTGTCGAAGTTCGCTCCGGCGCTGACGGGGGCTGCGGGCGCCGCCTGGGGTCTCTACGGTGCGATCGGAGCGGTTGTGGGCTACGGGCTCGCGGAGTGGTTCGACACCTGGAACCGGAGCCTGGGAGGGGTCTCCGGCGAGAAGATCCACGCCTTCGGGCAGGCTCTCCGGGACGTTTTCGGGGACCAGGGTTCGGCGGTCCTCGCGAACTTCGGAGACGAGAGCTGGGATCAGACGCAGCGGATCGTCGCCGCCGTTACCTACCTTGAGGACGAGATCATCGCGAAGGGGAAGGGGGCGGGGACGCAGTGGGATGCCCTGGCGGCGGTCTACCAAGCGGCGATGGGGACGATGAAGGAAACGACCATCACCGTCACCCCTGAGATCGTCAAGGGGACCGATGACGTCGGCAACGCGGCTGAGAAAACCAAGAAGAAGGTCAAGGACTTCTGGACCGCCTTCAAGATCGGGCCGGACTTGGCTCCTCAGATGATGGTGTTCGGCGAGATGACAGGGAAGGCGCAGAAGATGGGGTTGTCGCTGGATGCCGCCGGGAAAGGGGCGAAATCCTTCGGCGGCAACGTGCAGAAGGTCCTTCAGAGCGTGGCTCCCGCTCCTCCACTGTTCAACGCCACCGCGGACGCAGTGGGTCAAGCTGCGGAGAGGATGCAAGCCTTCCGGGCGGCTTTCCAGAGCCAGGACTGGACCGCGAACGATCTCCTGCACGGGCTCGAACTGGTCAAGATCGAGTCGAAGGACGCGGAGGAGGCGATCCGCGAACTCGGGATCGAGACCGGCGACGTCAAGGTGACGTGGGAGACGGTCGAGAAGGTCGCCGCGAAGCTCGGGCGCAACGTCGAGGACGTCGCTCAGGCGATGGGCTTCGCGAAGAACGGGACCCAGCAGTTCACGACCGAGCTGGAGAAGCTCAACGCCGCGGCGCTCGCCTTCTCGGAAGAGTTCCAGCAGAGCATCGTGGACCTCTTCGGCGGGACCTTCCAGAAGCTCCTCAGCGGCGAGTTCGAGAGCCTGGGCGAGTTCATCGGCGAGTGGTTCTCGAACTTCGGGCAGATGGCTGGCGAGATGATTATCAATCAACTCGTGAGCGCCATGTTCTCGAAGGAAACGACGCTCACGGACGCCTTCGACTCCCTGTTCGGGGAGGGTGGTGCGCTCAGTGGCGCGAAGGGGGTTGTCGCGGGGGCGGGGCTCATGTTTGCCGGGAACCAGATCGGGGGCGCCGAGGGGGCTCTCACGGGCGCCGTCGGTGGTGCGATCGCTGGCACGTCGATCTCGCCCGGGATCGGCACGATCGTCGGTGCCGTCATCGGCGGCGTCGTCGGCTACCTCGGCGGGAAGGGTCAGGATAAGCCCATCATCAACGTGCAGCGCATCGGCGTCGGCAGCGCATGGCAAGGGGGAGCGGCAGGAGTCAGCACTCAGAATGCAGGGATGGGCGCCGAGGAAGACCGCCTGCTCTCGCTCGGGATCGCGGCGACCTACCGGGCGATCAACACTCAGTGGCGGGACCTCATCCGCGGGTTCCGGGACCTGGAGCTGTTCGACTTCCTGCTTGAGATGCCGGAGATCATCGACCAGAGCTTCGAGATGTCCGCTGAGGCGTTCCAGCAGTGGCTTGCCGAGGACAAGCTCCCGACGGACTTCCTGAGTACCTATGCACACGCTCTGGAGCGCGGTCTCGCGAACCTCGGGTTCAACCACGAGATGTTCAGCCAGCTCTACGCTGAGATGATCGACATGACAGGCTCGGAGCGGATGGAGGGGCTCTCCCACGTCATCAACGGTCTCCGGCAGGTCAACGAGCTGCTGGAGATGGACTTCAAGGGGCTGGAGGCTCGGGCTGGCGAGAACTTCATGGACGAGTTCCTGCGCTTCACCCAGGAGGCGGGCGAGCAGATGGAGGTCCTAACCGCCGGGTGGGACGATATGTCGATCATGGAGCGGGCCGCGGACCTGGAAAACATCGGCACGGTCTTCCAGAACGTCACGCAGGCGACCCTCCAGATGCTCCGGAGCCTCGACAGCATGGCTCAGCAGCTCACGAACCAGTTCGACGCCCTCACCGAGCAGTTCACGACCCGCGGGATGAGCGACGAGCAGCTCTGGTCTCACCTGGAGAGCCGCTACGACTACTACGCGAACCTGCTGGAGAACACCGACGATCCGAACCTCATCATGGAGTACACGCAGCGGATGATCCAGATCCTCTCGCAAGCCTCGGGGATGATCTCCGACGAGGACTGGACGCGGCAGGCGGGGACGACCGGGCAGACGTGGCAGGAGTGGTTCATCTCGATGACCGAGGGCGCCCAGGCTGCGGCGGACGCGGCGCTCGAAGAGCAGCGGGCCCGGGTCCAGGCGGTCTACGACGAGCTGTACCTGCAGCTCGACTCGACCACCGACCGCTTCTACACGCTCGCTGGCGGGATGACCGAGACGACCGACGTCCTGGCAGACCTCGACACCGCCCTCATCAACTTTGGGGGAGCCCTCGACATCCTGACCGGCGTCCTCGTGAACATCCCGGCGCTCGGAGGCAACGAGATCGGCAAGGCGGCGTCGGCATCCGCTCTCGCCGGGGGCGGCTCCGGGGGTGTCGGCGGCGGCGTGATGCACCTGACCATCGAGGCGCCGGAGCCGCCGATCGTCAGGGTGAACATCAATGGCTCGCTGGCGGCGTTGCAGCCCTTCGTTGAGGCGATCGTCGAGCGCCGGTCCATCGCGATCGAGCGCCAGATCAGATCGGCGATCAGCTGATGAGGACCTACACCGCTTCCCAGCTCTCGCGCCTGCTGAACCGGGCTCAAGACGGGAAGCTGTGCCTCTGGATCGCCCGGGACACCGAGGCCGACCTGTTCTACTGCTCCGGCGCCGATCCGGTGACGGTGGACGCGAACCTCTACCTCCCCCGGGAGATGTCCTTCGACGCCTTCGCCCTCGGCGATCCGACCGAGACCGGGCAGCGGATCAGCATCGACGACGCGGACGCGGTGGTGCGGACCGCGTGGTACGCCGAGCGGTTCAGCATGAAGCTGGCGACGGTGACGCTCCTCCTGCGGCTCCCGGACGAGGAATCCTGGACCGAGGTCTACTCCGTGGAGTGGTACGTCCGCTATGGGCTTTACGGAGGGGCTCAGTTCGACGTCGAGCTTCACGCCGCGGTGGGGCTCCGCCCGCGGGCCGGGCTGGTGGTCGGTCATCGCGGCATCTTCCCGAACGCCCCGGAGCCCGGGCAGTCGGTCCGGGTCGGGGGCTACTACGCGAGCTTCCCCGGCGGGGGCGGTGGAAGCGGTGGCACCAATGGACGCGATCCGAACCAGAGGATCATCAGACCCAGTGGGCGCCTGACTCCGATAAATCCGTGGACCCCGCAGCCCTGGGAGTAAACATGGCGACGAGCATCGAACACGCTCTCCCGACCGACCTCGTGATGCAGGATGGCTCGCTTTTCGGGCTCTTCCGCCCAGGGAACGTGGTGACGGCATACGAGACCGGGAACTATCGCTCCAGGAGCTACTTCGAGTACAACCTCCAGCAGTACGGGCTCCGCTTCACTCCGAACCGTTACAGCGACGACGCCGTAGAGCAGATGACGGCGCTCCTCGACAAGGTGGCGACGAACGCAAGCCCGTTCTGGATCCTCGAACCCGTGTCCCGCGCCCACACCGGGGTCATCGGCGAGCTAACCGTCTCTGGCGCAACCACTTACGTTCTCCCGCTAGACGCATCGACCGTCTACGTTCTGGTCGGAGGAATCCCCGATCACACCACGAAGACGATCCACGCTGCGGCGAACCTGCTGACTGACGCGCAGGCGAACGGCGAGGGAGGGGTCACAACCGGGCTCGACGCCTACGGCTCCTGCGCCATCAGCTCGGTCCGGTGGCCCGCACTGTCCGGGAGGTCGTCGATCCTGGTCGATCCGACCGGCACCGTCGCGAACGCCGGGGTCAACACGAACGACGCCTCGGACCGCCCCACCGTGAGCCCGTCGAAGAAGTACACCGTCCAGGCGTCCTTCCTACCGACGAACGGGACCGACACCTTCAAGGTCGAGGGGCAGTACCGGACAGCTGCAGGTGCCACTACTGGCACCGCATTCAGCTCCTCTTCGACCGGAACGGCAGGGGCATGGCTCCACCTTAGGGCATCGGCAACCGGCGCCGCAGACGCCGCCACGCTCGAAATTCGGGCATATCGGACGACCTCCTCCGCCACGAACTACCACGTCGCCTGTCTCGGGGTCGCCCCGGGCGACTGCGGGCGGTGGTTCCTCCCGTCGCTGGCTCCCAGGCTCGTCGAGTTCGGCACGGCTCCGACCGCGGAGCAGAGGCTCTCCTTCGCCGCGGCGAGCTGCCAGCGCTGGGCCCGGGTGGTGATGACCGAGAACCATCACGGCGCGACGATGGAGCTACTCGGAGACTCGACACAAAGTGCGCTCTCGCTCAGCGAGGTCGTTTTCAAGAGGGGTGAGTGATGCCGGGCAGGGTCGGCTACGGCGGGTCAGTTGACGACGAGCCCACTTGGCCCGGATTCCCGGGCGGAGGGGGCGGAGGGGGTGGCACCGTTGACCCCAACGGACTCATCCGTCGCCCGAGTGGTCGGATAGGTTATGAGGGGCGCATCGACGACTTCCCTAACCCCGGCCCGACGCCGAGCCCCGGAGGCAGCTACAGCGAGCGGGTCTACAGTGCGCCGAGTACGGCGTTGGATGCCGTCATCCCGATGGTCTACGGATCGCAGCGGGTCCCCGGCTTCTGCGCCGCCTGGAACACCTCCTCGTCCTACCTCGACATGGCGTTCATCTTCTGCTTCGGCGAGCAGAACTCCCTGACCACGCTCCGCATCAACGACGAGGCGGTCTCTGGACTCTCGTGGGTCACGAGCTACAACACCTTCCTCGGCACCGGCAGCGGAACGCAGCCAAGCTACATGACCTTCATGAGTGCTGGCGACTGGACGACCCTGATGCAGTTCGCCTGCCTGACGATGCGGGTCGCCATCAAGAATGCCAACTGCCCGGGCTCGTTCCAGGTCACGGCGATCCCGACCGGGCGCAAGTTCGCGAGCTTCCGGAGCCCCTACACGGTCTCCAATCACACCAACCTCGCCGAGATCGGCTACGACATCCTGACGGCGAGCGCATGGAAGGGGCTCACCACCCCAGCGGGGACCGAGGCTGGAGGGACCTGGGAGCGCTTTGCCGACCACTGCGACGAGGTGATGGGGGACGCCTCGAAGAGGTACACCTTCAACGGGGTGATCTCAGAGCGGGACCCGGACGCGGCGCTCCGTGACGTGCTGTCAACTGGTTTCGCGGCCCCGTACTTCTCCTCGGACGGGAAGTACCAGATCTGGTCCGAGGCGCCACCTCCGGCGATCACCGGCACATGGTCGGCTGCGGGGACCACCGTCACCGAGGACGCCAGCTCCGGGGCGGCGCTCACCGACCTTGCCGCCGGGGACATCGTGTACGTGGGGACGACCCCGTGCATCGTGTCCTCGGTGACGAACGATGACACCTTCGTCGTCGATCGCTCGGTGACGCAGACCAGCAAAAAGGTCCGGAAGACCTCCGGGGTCTACCTCAAGCTCGACAACTGGGTGTCGCCGCCAGCCGGACGCGAAATCGAGACAGGGACCATCCCGGACGAGGTGGTCGTCAGGTACACGCTCTCAAACTACTGGGGAGCGGTCACTTACCCAACCTCCCCGTCTCAAGACCGGCGGACCGAGATCACGGTCGAGGGCTGCAACAATCACTCGATGGCGCGGCGGATCTCGGAGACGCAGACGAACTTGATGTCGCTCCAGCCCTTCTTCTACCAGGGGGTCGCGGACGCCACCGCCGCGGGGCTCGAACCCGGGGACGTCTTCTTCTTCGACGACGACGTGCTGACGTTCCAGCCCGCCAGGGTGGCCCCGCCGGTCAGCTTGCCGTCCGACGGGAACGTCGCCCTCTCCTTCCAGACCTACGACGTCTCCGCGGTCTCCGACTCGACGGCGACGAACCCGACCATCCCGACCCAACCGACCGCCTACGTCTCCTCGAACCCGCCGCACTTCGACGCGATCAACAGTGTCACGGTCGGCGGGACCTCCTACAACCTCTTCCGCTGGGATGGCAGCGACGCCACGGTCGGCGACGACCTCGTGGTGCAGGTCCTCGATGGCGTCAGCATCAGGCTCCCGAACGACGTTGCGCTGCTCGGTCTGAAGGCAGTGACCGGCACCGTGCAGATGCTGAAGGTGAACTCCAGCGACCAGCTCCAGCTCGGAGACGGGACCGTTGACATCTTTCTCAACTCCCCCAACTTCGTCCTCCCAGCCGGGGGCGCGATCCAGGGTTCCGGCTCGCCCGCTGTCGATGTCGTGTCGTGGAAATCGTCGATGGTCGCTCTCGGCAACAGTTCGACCACGACCTACATCCGCGGCAGCAGTTCAGCCGGGGTGACGGTCACTGCTCCATTCCTTGCCTTCGACACCGACACCTACGGCACCGGGTATTACGACTCTGCATACCGCGGGGTCATCGGCAGAACGTCGTCACTCACGACCACTGAGCTGCCGAATTCCTACGACGCCGCGATCTGGCGCAACACCTCCTCGAACGAGTTCGCGCTGCAGATCAACTACAGCGGCACGATCAAGACCATCGGCGCCGCCGCTGGTTCAGATAGCTCCGCGATCCACGATGACGTCGCCGGTGAAATCAACGCCATCACCAGCAAGGGGACGCCGGTCAGCGCCGATGTCCTTGTCATTGAGGACTCTGAAGCCACCTACGCGAAGAAGAAGATCACGCTCGGAACCCTTCCCACTACTGACGCCGCTGCCATCCACGACAACGTGGCAGCGGAAATCAGTGTTCTGACGAACGTGACGGCGGCGACCGGAGACCACGTACTGATCGAAGACCTCAGCGACTCGAACAACAAGAAGCGGGTGACGTGCGGCAGCATCGCCGCCCTCGTGACGACGGCGACCGACGCAGATGCCATCCACGACAATGCGAGCGGCGAGATCAACGCGATCGTCGGCAAGGGAACGCCGGTTGGCGCTGACATCCTCCTGATCGAAGACTCCGCCGCCTCTTATGCCAAGGCGAAAATCACGCTGAGCAGCGTGGTTGCGATGGGTAGCACTGACGCTGCCGCGATCCACGACAACGTTGCCGCAGAGATCAGTGCCATCACCGCGAAAACGACTCCGGTCGCTGCTGACCTGCTGCTCATCGAAGACTCGGCGGCGACCAACGCGAAGAAGCGTATGACGGTTGCCAACCTGATGAGCTACGGTGCGACGGATGCCGCCGCAATCCACGACAACGTAGCAGGCGAGATCGCGGCGTTGACCGGCGTTTCCGCGGCATCAAACGACCAGCTCTTGATTGAGGATGCGAGCGCAAGCAATGTGAAACGCAGCGTGTTAGTCAGCAGCATCCTCGACCTGGGTGCGACAGACGCAACCGCCATTCATGACAACGTAAGCAGCGAGATCTACGCTATCACCAACAAGGCCACCCCCGCTAAAAATGACGTCCTCGTCATCGAGGACTCCGCGGCCACCTACGCGAAGAAGAGAATCACTGTGGGCGCTTTGCCGTATCTGCTGTCGGATGGCGGCACCCTGAGCGGCTCGTTGATCGTTCAAGGCGACCTCACCCTCACGAACACCAAGAAGCTCTACATCGAAAACACCACCGGCACGGGGATCCAGTGCGTGACAGTGGACAGCTCGAATCTCCGAATCTTCGGCTGGACTACTGGTACTACTTGGGTCGAAGGCGCTACCTTGAAGATGTATGGAACAGGCTACTCCGGAACCGCTGGACCTCCGACCACGACCCAGTGGACCACGGCGGGGTCCTGGGGGATCCACGTTGACACCGACGCCGACGGTGACGCGGGTCTGGTCTATCTGGTCTACCGGCACGGGACATCCATCAGGTACAAGCTATTGGATAACACATAGGAGCGACGATGGCAGTAACAATCTCCCTGACTTTCGATGACACCTGGGCGGCGCGGCTGAACCAGATGGTCCAGGACGAAACCGAGTCGATGAAGGAGAACCCGGTCATCGTCGCCCTGCTGGCGGGAGCCGGGGTGCCGATGGAGTCGTTGACCCCGAAGCAGAAGGCGAAGCTGTGGATCATGTTCCTGATGCTCTGCAGGCTCGCACTCTTCGAGGGCAAGGTAGCTGCAGAGCAGGCGCGGCAGAACGTGATAGACGACGTTGAGGAGAACTTCCCGCTCGAAATCGGCGAGCCGTAGGAGGCAGTCGTGCCAGTCACCCTCTCGATCGAGTTCGACGACACCTGGGCGGCGCGGCTGCGCCCGATGGTGGAGCATCGCGTCCGCGAGATGCGGCGCCACCCGCTGACTGTGATGCTCCTGGAGAACATGCCCGGGGTCGAGTCGGTGGACGACCTGACCCTGAAGCAGAAAGCTAAGTTGCTGATTCGGTTCCACTTACTGAAGGACCTTGTGAGGTTCGAGGCTCAGGCGGCAGCTGAGGCGGCGAACCGTCAGACCTCGGACGAGATCGTGTCGAACTTCCCGATGGAGATCGGGGAGCCATAGGAGGACAGATGGAGACCGTGATCCGGGCGCCGTTCAACGTTCAGGAGCGTCGCGAGAACCTAGTTCGGCGGTTGACCGAGCTGAGGTCGCTGATCCCGCAGATGCAGGAGGAGAAAGCCAGAATCGAGGGGGCGATCCTGCTCCTCGATGAGCTGTCCGCTCCTCCGCGGGTCCCCGGAGGGGCAGTCGGGAATCTGGCTGAAAACCTCACCTCGGAAAGCGAGAAGGGATGAAACGGGGATGGAGTCACTCAACGACCTCGCAGAACTCGGGGCGGTCGGGATCGCCCTGCTGGTGGTCCTCATGCTGGTTGACTTCATCCGCCGCAAGCTGAACTGGGATTCGCCGCAGGCGCGGACGTGCCCGGTGATCGTCGAGTGCCCGAACAAGGTCGAGGGGCTCGACGCCACCCTGCGCGAGGTCTCGTCGCAGTCCGTGGCGCAGACCCGGGTCATGACGGCGATGCTACAGCTCCTCGAACACAACAAGTCAGGCATCGACAGGCTGGTGGACCAGCACAAGCCGAACGTGGACGGGCGCGAGACGTGGAAGATCCCGCAGCGCATGGAAACACTCCAGGAGGAGTCCCGCGACCTGCTCAGAGAGCTTCTCACGGAGGCGAGGAAGAACGGAGGTTCGCATGGCAAGATTTGAGGAGTCGGTAGGGTACGTCCTCGCGAACGAGGGCATCTGGTCGAACCACCCGAGCGACCCCGGGGGCCCGACGTTTTGGGGCATCTCGCTCCGGTATCTGGAGCAGAGCGGGCTGGACATCGACAAGGATGGCGACATCGACGTGGACGACGTTCGCTCGCTCACCAGGACCGACGCGATCATCGTCTACGCCTCGGACTTCTGGAAACCGCTCTCGCTGGACTTCATGGCATCGCAGGCGGTGGCGACCAGGGTCTTGGACATGGCGGTCAACATGGGGAAGGTTCGCGCCGTCAGGATCCTCCAGGCGGCAGTGAACGCGCTCCTCGCTGATGGCGAGGAAGACGAAGAGGAAGCTCCAGAGGAGCTGGAGGTGGATGGCGTCCTGGGCCCGAAGACGCTCGCCGCGGTCGAGAAGCTCGACGACGTGAGCCTGATGCGGGTTCTGCGGCAGAAACACGCCGAATTCTACGAGAAGCTCGTGGAAAAACGTCCGGAACTGGGTGTATTTTTGAATGGGTGGCTCAACCGAGCCCGGCGATAACGACCGAACCGAGAAGGAGAGACTGACATGGCCGATTTCACGAATGCACTCGAAGAGGCGATGCTCGACTGGGCGTTCACCACGGGTTCTCCGACCCGACCGACCGCGTGGTACGTGGGCCTCTACACGACCACCCCGACCGCCGACGACGGCACGGGCGGCACCGAGTGTTCAAACACCGGGTACGCTCGGCAGAGCGTGAGCTGGACCCGCACCAGCCAGACCATGAACCCGAGCGCCACGGTCACCTTCGGCCCCGCGACTGAGGCTTGGACCCAGGTGGTCGGATTCGGGATCTTTTCTGCGCTGACCAGCGGGACGCTCTACGCCTTCGAGGCACTGACTACCGCGAGGACGCTTTCGAACGGCGACAGCGCGACCTTCGCCACGACCGACCTGTCGATCACGCTCGACTAACCGGGGGTAGGTCATGGCGACCTACTATGTCGCAGAGGGCGGTACAGCCGCCAACAAGGACGCAGCCACTAGCGGAACTTACCCTGGTGGCTGTATGTCCATCTCTGTTCATAATGGCCAATCGTTCTCTGCAGGGGATACAATCATTCTTAAGGATGACGGAGGTCTTTTCCGGGGGACCAGGCTCAACCCGCCATCGAACGGCTCGAGCGGGAGTCCGATCACCTATCAGGCCAACAGTGGTGATACTCCAATTTTGATGGGGTCGATTGACGTTACGACTTCATCCTACTCGTGGACCGAGAGCGGGAGCCTCAGAAACGAGTATTACCTTCGCACATCTGGCGGCGGGAACCCCGGCCTGACTCAACCCGAAGTCGATCTCGTGTTCATCGACGACGTGAGCTGTGGGGTCGCCGGGACGCTCGGTGCGCTCGCGGATCACGGATGGGGGTGGGGAGATAACGACACGCTTGGGTATTCGACTCTGTACGTCCGCGACATTTCGGGGAATCCCGACAGCACGAGCGTTGTCATCGAGGTCGCGCAGATTTCGACGATGTATCTCGCCACCAAGAGCTACGTCACCATCGACGGGTTGACCTTCAAGTACGCCGCGCAGACCAACGACTACATCGGGGGGTTTCTCGCACAGGGCGGGGACCACATCATCGTCCAGAACTGCGAGGCGCACTGGTGCAACGGTAACGGCATCTGCATCAAGGGTGACTACTCCACCATCGACGCCTGCACCGTGTCGTACTGCGGAGCGCACAACATCGCGGCGGGTGGGTACGTCGGGGACCATCTTCAGTATCCGACCATCAAGAACTGCGTCTCTCACCACGCGAGGACCACAGGCTACTCTGGAGAGAATCCCTACGACGGTTACGGACTGAAGTTCCTGTTCGTTGACTACGGGTTGATGTACGGGAACGAGGTCTACTCCTGCGAGATGCAGGGGATCAACCTCGACGGGTCGGCTGGAGATGCCGAGGGCACGACCTACTGCGAGGTGTACGAAAACAAGGTCTACGACAACGCCTTCCAGGGGATTCTCGTCGAGATCTACTCGACGAACAACAAGGTCTACCGGAACCTCGTCTACAACAACGGCAACGACAACGACGACGCTCTCGGGCACTATCAAATCGGGCTCACGCACCGCTGCACGAACAACGAGATCTACTGCAACGTTGTTTACCGCACATCCGGGGCGTGGCCGCTAATCGGCATCAACGAGTACACGTCGGGCGGTGGGTGCAGCGGGACGAAGCTCTACAACAACACGATGGACGGCGGCGGTGTCGCGAACTACTGCATTTATGTTGATGGCTACACATCGCCCGAGAATATGGTCATCAAGAACAACATCCTGTACGGCACGACCTCGACGCCGTGCTACATCCAGGGGACGAGCTTCACCGGGTTGACTTCGGACTACAACTGCTTCAGAAGGTCTGATTCCGGCACGTCGATCTTCAACCGCAACTACACGGGCTACACCGTGGCGACGCACTGCTCGACGTACTCGCAGGACTGCCACTCGATCAATGACGACCCGGACTTCGTGAATGCGTCGAGCCACAATTACACGCTGCAGGGTGGCTCGCCGTGCATCAATGCCGGGACCGATCTCGGCAGCAGCTATGACGATGCGTTGATGCCATCCTCGACGTGGCCGAGTGGTGTTGTAACGGGTGACCAGGACGACTACTGATGGCCGTGAACCTGTGGCCGAATGCCGACCTTGAATCCGGCGTTGACGACTGGAACAACGACTACGGGTGCCCCGTATCGCAGTCAACAGAGCAGAAGTGGCAGGGGACGTATTCGCTCAAGTGTGCTGGTATCGGATGGGGTCGTGCGAAGTCCGACGTCAAGTCGATCATCAGCGCATCGACGCAGTACACCTTCAGCGCATACGTCTACCCGCTCACGAACAACCAGACATTCACCTGCTACGTTCGGGACCAGGACAACAACCAACTACAGTATTACAGCACCGGCTCGCTGACGGCAGGCCAGTGGACTCGCATTTCAACAACCTTCACCACGGGGGCGGGGGACACCGGACTCTCGTTTGAGTTCGGACAGAGCGACGGGACCGCGAACACATGGTACGTCGATGGCGTCATGCTGGAAACGGGTTCCAGCGCATCGACGTGGGTCAACTATTCATCCGGCCCGACTACCCATGACCTAGCGGGGACCATTGCCGCTACCGCGACAGTCAGCGGCACGTTGTACCGCGCAGGCATTCCTGCCTACGTCAGCAACGGCGGGATCGCAGCGATCAACGAGAACAGCTCTCTCGGCGTCGCTCATCCGGCATCCATCGTCAAGGATGACATCCTCATTCTGCAGCTTCTCAGCGGCGCCGTAGACAATCACAACTCGATCACCGACTGGACGAAGGTTCAGGAGGTGGACGAATCCACGAACGAAACCGCATCGTGGTATTGGAAGCGGGCGACCGGCTCGGAGACGGGGAATCTAACCTGTACCCGGTCATCATCCACGGGTCCGTTCTTCGGTGTCATGTCCCGGTGGGAGGGATGCGTCCGCTCGGGCACTCCATACGAGGGGGCCGCATACACCAGCGGGCGGTCGAACTCGTTCTCGTCCTCGTCGATCACGCCGACTGCCAACAACCGGAGGATCGTCTGCCTCTGCAACGTTGAGGACGACACCGCACTCGGTACTCTCGCAGGCGGGAACTACGCCGAGAACTTCGAGGTCAACCTCGGCACCGGCACGGACGGCGCGTTCTCTGTCAACAGCTTCGCGCAGACGACGGCGGCGAACGAGCCAGCTCGCGCCGGTACTATCGGCGGAACCGACTCGTGGGTCACGTTCACCTTCGCTCTGATCGGGATTACCGCACCAGTAACCAGGACGCTCGCCGGGTCAATCGCCGCTACCGGGACAGTCACCGGGGCGATCAAGCTCAAGCAGAAGCTCGCCGGATCAATTGCTGCAGCGGCGACCGTTTCTGGCGATCTCAAGCCTGCGGCTCAGGTGTACGGACTCGCCGGAGCCATCGCGGGTCAAGCGTCCTGCTCGGGCGATCTCAAGCGGAAGGCGGCGCTCGCTGGTTCGATTGCAGCGCAGAGCGCAGTGGTCGGCTCACTGGCGTCTACGGCTCACTGGGAGATCGGCGCGTTCATCTACAACCCGGTGCAGACGCTCGCTGGGTCAATCGCAGCAACCTCCGCGCTCTCTGGCTCGCTGAGTACGGCGAAAACCCTTGCCGGGACCGTCGCGGCGAATGCAACGGTAACTGCCGACGTGAAGCCGATCCGAAAGCTGGTCGGCTCCATCCTCGCTCAAGCCGCGGCGGTCGGGACGCTAGCGATCACCACGACGCTCTCTGGCACGATTGCCTCGGCGTCGTCGCTGAGCGGCACCCCCCACCAGACCGATCGGCTCCAGGGTGACATCGCGGCATCCAGCACAGTTAGCGGGAACGTCGCCGTCAGGAAAGCCCTCGCCGGGACCGTCGCGGCATCCAGTGTTGTCACTGGCGATCTGCTAGTTGATCGGAGCCTCGCCGGGGCGATCGCCGCGCAGTCCGCAGCTTCCGGTCAATTGTTCCTCACGCAGAAGGTTGCTGGAGCCATCGCCGGGACCTCCGCACTTTCCGGCGACCTGTTGGTGACGCGAAAGCTGGCTGGCACAATCGGCGGCGCGTCGGCGGTCGCTGGCGACCTTGAAATCAGCTCTCAGACCTACGATCTTGCCGGGACCATCGCCGGGACCAGCGCTGCCGCTGGAGACTTGCTCGTCTATCGGAAGCTCGCTGGAACCATCGCGGCAACGAGTGCAGCAACCGGGGATCTACTCGTCACGCGGCATCTCGCCGGGGCGATCTCCGGGCAGTCCGCAGTAGTCGGCGCTCTCGCCACGAAGCAACGCTGTGCAGGAACGATTGCTGCCACGAGTGCTGCCACTGCTGCGCTCCGCCAGACCTGCAGGCTCGGCGGTGCGCTGGCGGCTCAGGGAGCCGTCGCCGGTCAGCTCCGCATCCCGAAATGGGAAATCGGCGCGTTCATCTACGATCCGGTCAAACCACTGGCGGGGTCCGTCGCCGCTTCAAGTGCCCTGGTCGGCGACCTCAAGGGACAGCGACTCCTCGCGGGGTCGATCTCCGGGCAGTCCGCCGTCGCTGGCGCGATCACCTCTCAGCGGCAGTTGAGCGGAGCTATCGCCGGGACATCGGCTCTGACCGGCGCGGTCGAGCTAACGCAACGGCTTGCTGGCGCGATCGCGGCGCAGTCTGAGCTGACCGGCAATTTGATGACTGAGGAAGCGGCATGGCCGCTCGTCGGTCACGTCGAAGCGCAGGCGTCACTCAGCGGTGGGCTGGCTCTCCAGCAGACACTCGCCGGAGCCATCGCCGCCCAGTCAACGACCGCCGGGAATCTGCTCCCGAATCGGCAGCTTGCCGGAGCGATTGCCGGAACGTCCGCTCTGACCGGGAACCTCCTGGCGTCGCGGCAGCTCGCCGGAGTCCTCGCCGCCCAGTCGGCGTTGAGCGGATCGGCGCATCTGACACTCGCCCTGAACGGCTCGATCGCAGGTCAGTCCGGGCTCATCGGCAATCTGATGACTTCCGAGGCGGCATGGCCCCTCGGCGGGACGATCGCGGCCCAGTCCGCGCTCGCCGGGACGCTCGCTCAGCAGCAGCGGCTCGCCGGAACCATCGCTTCTGCCGCCGCCGCCGAGGGGACGATCCACCTCCGGATGCCGGTCGCTGGTCAGATCGCCGCCACCTCAGCGGCGACCGGGGATCTGGAGGTCGATCGGAAGCTGGCGGGAGCGATCGCCGCGACCGCCTCGGTGACTGCTGACCTGCTCCCGGTTCGACAGCTCGCGGGCGCGGTTGCGGCTCAGTCCACCGTCGCCGGGGCGGTTGACCTGACGCTCAAGCTGGCGGGCGAGATCGCCGCAGGGGCGACCGCGACCGGGACGCTTCAGCTGACGCAAAGTCTCGCCGGGGCGATCGGCGCCCAGGCGTCCCTCAGCGGCCTGCTCATGACAGATGAGGCGGCGTGGCCCCTCGTCGGGCAGATCGCCGCGGCTTCAACCGTCTCCGGCACCCTGAAGGCGACCCGACCCCTTGCCGGTCAGATCGCGGCAACCGGCGCCGCAACGGGTCAGCTCCTCCAGGCGCGGTCGCTCGCGGGGCAGATTGCCGCGCAGTCCGCCGTGACAGGCGACCTGGAAGCTGTCCGGCGGCTCGCGGGGGCGATTTCGGCGCAATCCGCCCTAAACGCCGATCTGACGCTTGTGGAGGCTGAGTGGGTCCTCTCAGGCGCGGTCCAGGCGTCCGCGCAGCTGCAGGGGGCGCTGTGCGTGAAATTCGCCCTATCGGGCGCGATCTCCGCGCAGTCGGCGCTCTCCGGGAACATCTCCGGCGCGTCTGACCTGACTGGGGCGATTTCGGCGCAATCCGTTCTGGTCGGGAACCTGACGGTGGTCGAGGCGGTTTGGCCGCTCGCCGGACAGGCGGCGGGAACCTCCGGGCTCGCCGGGGACCTGCTCGTCACCCGACAGCTGAGCGGGGTCGTCGGCGGGACCGGAGCCGTCGCCGGGACCCTGACCTCGACGATGGTCCTGAGCGGTGGAATCGCCGCACAGTCGGTGGTCTCCGGGAACCTCACCCCATCCGGCGCCATTCGTCTGCGCTGGGGTTGGATCACGGGGACCACGGCGCCCTGGATCATCGGCACGACCGCGCCGCCGGTCATCGCTTCGATCCGACACGACATGGAGACCTAACATGAAGAAGCAGAACATCTTCCGCCGCAGGGGCGATACCACTCCCGTCATGCTGAGCGTGAAGGACTACCTCGGGGAGGCGGTGGACATCACCGGCGCGACGTTCAAGCTGACCGTGAACTCGGAGGAGTTCCCCTCGGGAACGACCAACCAGAAGTTCCAGGCGGTCGGCTCCATCGTCAGCGCTCCGGACGGGACCGTGACCTTCCCGATCGGAACCGCGGACTCTGCCTCCGCCGGGGAGTTCTACTACGACGTCCAGATGACCGACGCGACCTCGAAGATCGAAACCATCGCAGCCGGTCGGTTCATCCTCACCCAGGACATTACGAAGACCTAAAAGGGGGGCGGACATGAAGGCTCAGATTTTCATCGACGAGATCATCTGGAACTACTGCGGCATCAGGTGGGCGAAGGAGGCTGGAGCGGTCGGTCGGGTGACTTTCAAGTGGCCTGCTCTGGCGGTGGTCGGGGCGCTCCTCCTACTGGCTGGTTTCCTGGCGGGGTGAAGCGGCAGATCATCATCTTGGGGGGATTTATGGCTGAAACACCTGAGCCGGGGACGTTCCGGAAGATGATGTCGGACATGGGTGGGCGGACCTTCCTGCTCGTGACCGTGTTCTCCGTCACGGTAGTCGGGCTCGCGACGCTGCTGATCTTCAAGCAGGGAGAATTCCAGCCGGAACACTGGCTGGACGCCCTGAAGTGGTGCGTCACCCTGATTTCCGTTCTGCTCGGGAAGCGGGTCGCCGAGGAAATCGGGTCCTCATTCGGCAAGGTGAAGGGGGATGACTCCGGCTGAGGCGCCGGTGGCGCTCGAAGATCTGCTCGACGCTGCGCGAGCCGCCGCGGAAGCAGACCCCGGGGACGTCTACCGGCGCCGAGTGGCGGTCGCGATGGCTGGGGAGATCGAGGGGGCGCTGAGGAGGCTGAAATGGTCAGAGGCGGGGGACCAGGAGTCAGGGGGAGAACCCCGGGGATCCGACGGGCGCTGAAGGCGCTCGCGAAGCGCCGGACGCAGAACCTCCGGAGGGTCGCCCGCGGGGAGAAGCCGATCGTCGCCGGGAAGAAGGTCTCGGCGAAGTCGATCGGTCTGACGAAGACGAAGGCGAAGACTCGGCTCGCCGATCGTCGGAAGAGGGGGAAAAGCTGATGAATCCGCGCTACATCGGATGGGCCGGGGGCGCCATCATTATCCTGGCGCTCGTCGGCGGGGCGCTCTGGCAAGCCAACCGCCTGATCGCCATCGGGGTCGAAAACGGCGAGTTGAAGGCTCGGGTCGCCGACCTGGAGCAGGCGCTCGCCGCCCAGCAGACCACCTGCAGGGAGGTGATCGCCGACCTGGAGGAGGGCGTCGCCTACTGTGAGGAGCGGGTCTCCACCGCCGAGGGGATCGGCGAGATCTGGAAACGGAAGTACGATGAACTCTCCGGGCGACCCCCTACCGTGGTGCGGGTCCCGGTCGAGATCCACGAGACCGAATGCGCTGCAGCGCTGGTCGAGGCGCAGATCGAGGTCGGAGCGGTGGTCGCCGCGATGGTGGAGGAGGTCCGTGATGGAGGAATCTAGGCGTGAGCTGCTGCTCATCACCCTGATCGGGCTCGCCGGGGCGGTGATCCTCATCCTCCTGCTCACCGGCTGTCAGTCCGCGGCGCCGGAACCCTGCATCCCGACCGTGATCCAGGGGCCCCCGCGGGAAATCACGATCGTCATGCCGGAGGCGAAGGTCTCCCCGGCGCCGGAGCTGGAATCCCTCGCCTGGACCGGCGAGCAGATCAAATATGACACGATCGGATACATCACGGCGCTGTGGGAGGATATCCAGGATCTCGCGGCGGTCTGGATCGCCGACCACGCGGAACTCGTCCGGCTGAACGCGGCGCGGGCCGCGGCGCTCGCCGACGGCGCGATTGAGCCCACCGACCATGACTGAAACCGTGATTCTCCCCAGCCGCCCGAGCCGGATCCGCCGGACGCCGATCCGGCGATCGCCGCCTGGACCGAATTCGACCGATTCGCCGATCTGGAAAATGAGGCGATTTCGCGGATCGCGGTTTCGGTCGTTTTCGACGCCATCGAAAAAACCGCCTGGATCGAAGCCTGAGATCAGTCTCAACGCCCACCTGCAGTTGAGACTGAGAGCCCTGAGTCTCGCCTGAAATTTGCTGAGACGGGGTATATATATATAGATATAGGGGATGGGTGAGGTGACATGCCGCACCAGGATTGACCCCCCGGCGGGGGCCCGGCCCCCCGCCGCGACCCCGCTGGAAAAGTTTTCGGCCCCGGTGAAACTTCGTCGCAGATTCGACCCCCGCAATCCCGCGAAAAGGCCCGTCGCCATTGCGTTTTCGGGGCCCGTACTATAATACGCGCTTTTTGCGCGAAACGCCACAGGTCATCCTGGCGCGACTGCGGGCCGGTTTCGGGGGATCTTCAGGGGCGAAAATCGGGCCCCCGGGGCCCCCTGGGGGCTGGCATGAAAAATGCCTGTGGGGGCTGGTGCCATTGCATCGCCCGGCCCCGGCCCCCGGCCCCGGCCCCGGCCCCGACCCCCCGGGGCCCGGCCCCCGGCCCCGGCCCGCGGCCCCCGGCCCGACCCCCCGGGGCCCGGCCCCCGGCCCCG